CTAATGTTCCGTTAGCAATTAACTCTGTTTCTTGTTGTTTAGTTAAGTTGTTATCTATGTTGTTATCTAATGGGATACCAGCCTCTTGCAACCTAGCTTGATTGCGAGCTTGACGCAACATTGCTACGAGACTTCTTCCACCGACTGTATTATAATCAGCAATAGCTTCTAATGTTTGTGAATACATGTGAGGTTGAGTAAACATTGCATATCTTGGAATATTATCTACAAAAGTATATTGTGTCAAGGGGAATGCCGCTACTGTTGGTTCTCTTAAATTATCCGGTGAACTGTTAGGTACACCAATTGCCATACCCGTAGCAATTGCACGTTGTTCCACCGATAGTAATGTTCCAGTCAATTCCCAATTAGTAATTAATTGTTGTGCCGTTGTTGGATTATTATTTTTAATTGATAATATTTCTATGTTGGCTGCATCAATATAACCCTGTACAACTGAATTCATTGTTGGCCAACCACCACCGGGAGGAGGAGCTATTACAACTGTACCGGCTGCACCAGAGTAAGTTATAGATGTAATTCTACCATAAGTAGTTATATTTGATGAATCAGTACCTATTATAGCAGTTGCAGAATTACCATCTACAGTTACTGCAGGCGCACTTTCATATCCCCCGCCTCTATTAGTGTATGTAAAAGATGTACCATTATATGTAGCAGTTGCTTGTTCCCATGTTACTGCTAAGTATAATTGTTTATAAATGTTAAGTAATGTACTTGTTTGTAAATTCTGTGTCAATCCATTAATATCTATACCAATATAAGGCAATCCACTCATACATCCTAAGAAATTACTCATAGTGTACGTTCCAAACGGACCGTTACCCAATGAAATTAATGCTGATCCTTGTGCCGCTAATGATACATCAGTTGGAACACTAGTGCCATTAACATTCAAATTTTTAGTTGTTTCTAAACTACTAACCACCTGTGCAAATTTTTCAATTGGTACACTAGAAATGTTTTTAATTTGTTGCATTGCCGCACTAAATGAGCCGGCTGCTTTAGCAATGTCAGGAGGTAATATACCATCTAAATATGAACCAAATCCTTGAGGTATAGCTTGTATATTTAATATATCGGATTGTGTACTTTCAGGTGTTATCTGTTCTGTGATAGGTTGTGTAACACTTGAAGTACTAGTTGCATATGCATTACTAGTTGGACCATCTATATTATTGCGCTCTGATGGAGTCAAATTGATATTTTTAAAAAAGCCAGCCATTATGCTTGCACCGCTCCTATGCCTGTAGTAGATGAGCCTCCAAAGGCACGACCTACTTGTTGTTCACTTACTGTAGGTGAAGTTAAATTACTATTCAATCCTTCATTAACATATATAGGATAATATATTTTACTATTTGCAGTACCGCCCGTAGAGTTATATATTGGAACTGTTAATGTTGAATAACTGTTAGGAAATAACTTTATTGGATTCAACAAGTCAGCCAATGACTCTAACCCTGCTGTTTTACAATTTAACGATACTAATACATCTTTTAAATCTTGTCCTAATATAATACCAAATGCTCCGTATATTTTACGTTCTTGTTCTTTAGTTACTAATGATATATTACCCAACATCTGTTCTAATTCTGTTACGGTTATTCCACTAGCAATTAATGCAAGACTTACTGATTTGGTAATAGCATTATTTTTTTGTAATGTTGATAGCAATGTACTGGGCAAACCAAAGGTTGCTATAGTTTGTAAATTTATTGCTTTACCACTAGTAATTAAATCTTGTCCAAATATAGTAGTTGCTACACTTACTCCAGTAATATCAGCCGTTATTAAATCGTCCATATTACTATATGTACCATCTAAAAATTCTTGTGAATTATTCATAGTTAATATTGCTTCATTACTATATTCAATAAAACTATAAGATGACATAAAACCTGATAAGAAGTCTTTATATGCTCCGTTATCTGCTGATAGTCCGCTATTGTAATTAAATTCGTTATAACCTTGCAATGCAAACAATCTTACATAACCCCATCGTGTTACTTCATTAGTGTAATTGTAGTTACTTGCCCAATTAGGATAACCAGTCCAATTAAACGTTGACGGAGGACTATTACCTAATGCAGGAATACTATTAGATCCGATAGATATTAAATTATTGTATGTTGTGCTATCAACTGTATATGACGTAGTGGTAGTTGCTGTGCCTGTACCAGATCCTATACCGGATGCAGTAAATGTCACTCCCACTGTATTACTAGATGCACCGATAGCTACAAAGTTAGTAGTACCTACATATGTAATAGTGTAACTGGATCCAACAGTAAAGTTTCCTGCAACAACAGTAACATTTGGTGCACCTCTACTATAAGCATCATTAATAGCATATGTAAGTAATCGTAAACAGGTATCGTTAACAATATTACCCAAGTTGGCAGCAGATGATGTACTAGTACTAGATCCAACAAAGTTTACCATTATGGGATTAATATTAAACCCAATATTTTGTAATAATGAGCTTAATGTATTAACGCCTAAAGGGCTTTGTTTTCCTGTATCACTCATGGTACAAACACATCAGGACTACCCTGTACGATACTATGACCGCAACTGTTTCCTGATCCTACTCTAAGTACTGGTACACCTTCACAAAACACAGTTGGACTACCTTCAGTAGTTGTGGCTGCTTTATGCGGGGGATGGCTACGTCTACTCCAAGGTGCGTGTGGAGTAATCTGACTAACATGTAGTCCTACTTTAATTCCATTAGCAAATACAGTATCGGCACCGCGCATAATTGCACCACCTTCTTGATTTGTATCACCCACACGACTTAGTTTTGCCATTTTATCCCAATACGATTTTTTTACTAGGTACCTTAATGCCAGTTGTTGCTTCTAGGTACTTGTCTTTAATATTGTCATCAGTTTCTGCATACATTACAATACTATTACTATTTAGTCTAAATTCACCCTTCGGATCTGCGGTAAAGATACTTGGAATCATTTGCATACCCTGTTGACTTGGTGCAATGGATACTGGTTCTTCAATTTGAATAAACTCACTCCCGGCTTGAATTACTTTAGCAATTAATTCCTCACCGGAATTAAGCTTAAATGTATACACGTGATTTTGTTTTAATACTATTTGCATTAGATACTTTCTGTTAATTTTTGTTTTAATTCTGTAAATCCACCGATCAATTTATCATCTAAAAAGATTTGTGGTACAGTTCTTGCTGTAGGTACAGCTTCTAATAAATCTTCCTTAGTATACCCATCTCCGATTTTACGTTCTTCAAATTGTATACCTTTACTTGTTAATAGTGCCTTTGCTTGGTCGCAATAAGGGCAATGGTACTTTGACCATATAATTGCTTTCATTTTATTTCCTTTTAAATATTTGGTAATTCATCATAGTTTAATGATTCGGACATAACTCCTATCACGTAATTGGTACTCTCCGTTTCCTGAAGAGCAGATTGCTTTTTGCTAGTATCAGTGTGCTTATTGAACCACGGAATAGGTGTACTCTTTGGTGCAGGATTATTATATCTAATACCAATATCTTTCAATGCACCTGTCGCTGTATAATCAACAAAGTCTTTTAACACCGTAGCGTTTAATCCAATAACTGGGCCCATCTTAAACAAATAGTCTGCCCAGTCTTTTTCTTCTTTAATAACATCCATGTAAAGTTGATATACTTCAGCCTCACACTCTGACTTAACTTGTGCGAAACGACTATCTTCTTTAACTACTTGATTGATAAGGTAAGCAGTCCAGCCTTTATGTAACAATTCATCTTGGAGAATTAAACTGATAATGTTTCCATTACCAATAAAGATTTTGTTCTCAACCATCGCTAAACTTGTAGCAAATGATACCATAAATCTAAATGCTTCTAATGCGTAACTAGCATGTAATGCCATGTAAATTGCTTTGATGTGTTCTTTCTCGTTCACATCTATACCTAATTCTTTGCGACAGTTAACTTTGTGTAGTTCATCATAGTAACGACCAACACTACTTGCCATATCTACAATCTCTTTTGTATCATGTATAGTATTGAACACATCTTTGGGTACATTATAAATGTTACGAATGATGTGACTATAACTACGACTATGAATGTTTGTTTCAAAGAAACTCCAATTATAAATCAACGCTTCTAGTTCAGGTAATGACACTACAGGGGTGAACACTTGACTTGGTGCACGACCTTGTAAACTGTCTAATGCGGTCTGTCTTAACAAATTACTAGTAAAGATATGTTTTACTGCGTCACTTGCTTCTTTGAAATCATTAGCATCTTTTGTTAATGATACTTCTTCTGGAACCCAGAAGAAACCACGTGCAGTAGTTTCAAAGTCTGCAATTTTTTTGTATTTCACCTCTTCAAATCTTTGGATGGTTACAGGACCTTCCGGGTCCAAAAACATTTTTCTATTCAAATAATCTGTCTTAGTGTGTAGGTTGTATTGTTGTTTTGACATTGTTTTCCTTAAAGCTTACACGATTCACAATCTTCTTCATCTATATCATTAAAACCACTTGGCAAGTCTAATACGGTTTCATCTTGGCTTTTACTACCTGCTTTATTTATAAGTGAGTAGTAAAAAGTTTTTAGGCCCCAGTAGTGTGCCTGCATTAAGTTCTTAGCAATCAATGTAGTAGGAACTTTACGTTCAGGGAAATGTGCGGGGTTGTAGAAAGTATTAGTACTTATACTTTGATCCACATAAGCCGCAATCACAGCCGCTGTCTTTAAGTAACCATCACAATCTTTCTGTTCCCACATCATTTGATATTTGTTTTTCAACTTATGATATTCAGGAACAACTTGTACAAAAGATCCTGCTTTGCTTTCTTTAACTGAGATTAAACTCATTGGCATTTCAATACCATTTGTAGAGTTAATAACTACAGAACTAGATTCTACAGGAGCTACAGCCATTTGTGTAGCATTGCGGACACCATAACTACGCATCATAGCACGTAGACCTTCCCAGTTTAGTTCTGGTTCAAAGTTAGCTAATTCATTAACACCTTTAGCACGTAGTTCCCAAGGAAACACTCCTTGACCATAACGTGTTTTATCGCTATGTTCACATCTGCCACGTTCTTGTGCTAGTTCTACACTTGCTTCAGTTAAGTAGAAGGATAGATGTTCCATCCATGATTTAACTTCTTGTAGTGCATCTTTTTCACCGTATTTTAATGAACGCTTTGCATGCCAGTATGCTAAGTTAGTTACACCAATACCCAATGGGCGAATCTCGTCATTGCTTAGTTTAGATTGAATACTTAGAAAGTCTTGATAGTCCAATATATTATTGAGGCTACGGTGTAGAATGCGACAAGCACGGCGCATATCTTCAGGATTGCGGAATGCACCCCAGTTAATAGATCCGAGCGTACATAAAGCAATACGACCGTCAGGATCATCAAGACGTTTAAAAGATTTAGTAGGAAGAAGAATTTCACAGCATAAGTTACTCTGGTAAATTGTATGGTACTCGGGGTCAAACGGACCTTGATTCATAACATTGTCTACGAATACCAAATAGATACGACCTGTATCTGTTCTCTCTTTAAGAATACCACCTTTGAATACATCTTCTGCATTCATAGTTTTCTTGCGTAAGTCTTTACGCTTTTCATATTTCACATATAATTCTTCAAACAACTCTGTATTTGAATAGAATGCTTCATATAAATCAGGTACTTCATTAGGATCAAAGAATGTAATATTTTCTTTGTTCTTAAATCTTCTCCAGAAGAATGCACTTAGAACAACTCCATAGTCCATGAAACGTACACGTGTTTCATCTGTACCTTGATTATTCTTTAATACAATTAGGTCATCAAACTGATGATGCCAGATAGGATAGAATACAGTAGCACTTGCATTACGAATACCACCTTGACTGCAACTACGTAGATCACCAAACCATTTCTTTAAGAAAGGAATCATACCTGTATGCATGATTTCTCCACCACGAATAGGACTACCTAATGGTCGTAGTCTACCAATCTCTAATCCTATGCCAGCACGTTTGCTAGCATACTTTGCCATCATTTCTCCAGAAGCAAAAATAGAATCCAAATCGTCGTCGGAGCGAATAAGAACGCAGGATGAAAATTGCTTTGTTGGAGTACCCAAGCCTGCAAGCACAGGAGTAGCAAGAGTAAACAACCCATCACTGGCTGCATTATAATATTCTTTAATATAACGCATACGGGCGCTATTAGGTTCTTCTTTATGAAAGACTGTAGCGGCAGCCACCATGTATCTAATTTGAGGAGTTTCATATATTTCTTTTGTTGAACGATTCTTTACTAAGTATTTTTCAATCAATTGTTCAATGGCGGCATAACTATATTGTTCGTCTTTAGAATGATCTAGCATATCATTCATTTTGTTCCAATCTTCTATTGTATACCATTCTAGTAATTCGCTAGTATAAAGGCCTGTAGCTACATTCTTTTTAACGATTTCGTAGAGGTGTGGAACTTCGTATGATCCATATACATCCTTCCTAAGCATTGATAGACGTTGTTTACCCGCTACAAATTGATAGTTAGTGTGACCAACATCCGGATTATTTTCTACGTCAATCAAATCAACTATTGCTCGTAATGTTATTCCATCTATTTCTGTAGTTGATATACCATCATAGAAGTGTAGTTGTGATTTAATTTCTACCATTGAAGGACTAACATCTGCTATCCCTGTACATACCGTTGCCACCTGTGCTTGCCATTTTTCTAACATCAATGGCTCTTTTGTCCCATTTCTTTTAGTGACGTATATTTTCATTTTTACCCTATCTTATTATTAATTGTTGTTATATCTAGTTTACTTACTATTTTAAAATCTTGTAGATTATTACTTATCACCGTACCAGGATAATAATTAAGTAGATATTTTGCGTTGTCAACCAAGACTAATGAAACGTCATCGCCCTGAGAATCACTAGCCAACACAAACTCTATATTAGTAATATTCATTAATAGTAGAGTATAGCACATTCCTAATCCTCTTGCAAGCGTACAGTAGGTGTTTTCTACCAAAAGTTCCCAAGGTCCGGGCCAAGTGGGTAAATCAATTGGGTGTAGATAGTGGTTGACTAATGGGGCATATTGCCACCATTTGTCAATTTCCACACATTGTTGTGCTAACTCAAGGTTTTTGATTTGATTGCGTAAGTTATACCAAGATTGTAATCTATTGTCGTAAGATGATTGAAATGTATTCATTAGATATACTTATCTAATATAAATTTACCTAGTTAAAAGAATGTTACAAAACCACTTTGTACTACTGCAGGTGTGGTAAAATTCCATCCTGTATTATTACCCTGATTTACTGAATTAGTATTAGCAAAAAAGGCTGCGCTAGCGTTACTATCTTGTATTACTAAATAGCTTGCATTTACTGTTCCGGTAGTTTTTAATAAATTAAATTGAGTACCCGATGTAGAGCTAGCCAATGTTACGGTATTTGCTGCATCAGCGCCGGTAACAGTAAAATCAGTTAATGTAGTTGTAGAACCTGCTTCAAAAGTGATTGTTGTTGCGTATTGTGCCATATTATTCCTTTATTATAAATTACCGGTATTAGTAGAGGGAAAATAACGATTAGAACCCCATATGATACGTACTGCACCACTTGCACCATTACCACGTCCATCTATCAATGCAGTATCTCCACCACTACCACCTCCACCATACAGACCTCCGTTACCTAATGTACCTACACTACCATCCGATCCAGGCTGTCCTGCTGATGATGCATCATCATTAGCACTGCCGCCGGCACCATTGGCTCCCTGTCCATATAAACCAACCCCACCGCCCCCACCAAAACCTGCAGTATTAGTGCCGCTTCCGCCTCCGCCAGCGCCTCCAGAACCATTGTCACCAGGAAGAGTATGAGTAGTAGCTCCATTACCTCCGTTACCTGCATATCCACCTGCACCGCCTCCACCGCCACCATAAGCGGTTGATGCCGCAGTTCCACCGTTACCACCGTTACCGCCGCCGTCACCTACGTAAGTTCCAC